ACTTTGCTATCCTGTAAAGTATACGATTTAGGTGTAGCTAGTTCTCCGCCTATATCAAAGAGATCGTGCTGCACTTTATGTAGCGCATCACGTACTATGACTGGCATTACCTCTGACATAGATAGACCTATAAAAGAATTAAGCTCATCTACAGTACCTATAGCTTCTATTCTGCTTGATGATTTACTAATACGTTCACCATTAACTAATCCTGTTTCACCTTTATCACCTGACTTAGTATATATTCTGGTCATTGTGGAACCTTTATAATCATGATTGGTTTTTCTAGCTTCTGGGTATATTTAATTGCATAGTGAGTGCCTTTGCTTTTAGTATCCCAGATTGCTAGAACTCTATCTGCATTGTCTAGCATTTGTTTAGTACGTATAAAGAAGTATTTACTATCAAACTCAACTGAGCTATCCAGTAAATGATAAGGTAGAAACTCTATCACATCATGCCCATGTGACTGGGCATAATGTTTTGATAGAGGATCAACACCTTTAGCACTACCTATTAAGAAAGTTATGGAAGAGGAAGGGAGCTCTTTAATAAACTTATCTATAATAGGTAATACTTTATCTGCAGAATCAAGGCTTCTGCTACCTATAATACATACTTTCATCCTTTAAACCATGCTACTTGTATACGTATAATTAATAGATCTATGAGACAGTAGCTAATCATCTGATCATTTACTTCTGCCTCAGTAAACTCTATACCTAATTGTACTCCGCATATTGGTTGTAGTGTTGCTATCATATAATTTCACAGCTTCCTGATGAACACGCAAGTTCTTGTGTACCTGTTGTGTTATCATCTTCTTCTATAAATACACTCCAATCTAACTTACTAGGAGTAACCTTTTCTAATGCTTTAACTTCATCAGATGTAGCATCTTGATATGGTGCTTGTGGATATGTAAGATCACTATGTGGTAAGAAAGATACACCACTGATCTCATCAAAGTGATCCCATACCCATGCACCTACTTCTACCCATTCTTTATCTTTAACTGAAATAGTTACTGATGGTTTATGTTCACACCAATGTCTTTGATATGTTAACCATAACTCTAACTGTTCAATAGCTGACTTACTAGTCCTAGTTAATGCACCTTTAGGTGCTCTGATTGGAAAACTAAAGATAGATGTAGATTTAGGATTCATTTGACAATCTTCATGCTGCACACCTGCAGCGATTAAAAAGTCTGTTATAGGATCTTTCTTATCCATACGAATAGTACGTATATACTGATCATGATGACGAGCATGGATACCACTGGCAGAATCCACCAATTGAGAAACTGTACCACTTGGCTTAACACATGTAATACTTGCTGATTCAGGGATGTCAAGAATCTCTGCATACTTTTTATTAGTCTTTCTAGCTTCATCTCTTAATCTTTCTAGCATTTTAGGATCAGGATTGTTAGTAATCTTAGCATCCATAATACCTGTTAACGATACACCTAGTAGTCTTTCTTCTTGAGTATTTTGTATCCACTCATGAGATAAGAATTTAAAGTCTGTCATTGTAGATTGAATAGTACCTAGTAAGGTAGCTAATCTAATCTTACGTTTTAAACTTTCTTCTGTATCTCCTGCCCTGACAACAACTTCTGTAAGGTTACAGAATTGTTTATCACGTAGGATAATCTCGCTACAAGGGTTCGTTCCGTAGCTAAGATTTGGATCTCTTCGTCCCCACTTAGCGGCTTGATTTTGTGCAGCAACTCTATTAAAGATTCCTCGCTCACCTGATTTAGACTTGACCAGAGATAGCCATTCTTCCATGAAAGTCTCACTGTCAGGTGTTTCTGTGTAGGCAACGGAGTTATTTGCAAGACCTCTTTGTGGGTTGTCGACATACCATGCTCCCATTTTAGCTTCACGCATTCTGCGATCAGTTAGATTAGATAAAGAGATAAGAGCAGATCGTCTGACACCACCAACCACAACGATCTGTCCTATCATACACATGATGTCATGTACCTCGATAGAAGATAACTTACGTCCCGCTGCCTGTTTGAAAGTTTCTATTACAAAGTCGAATAGTTGTTTCAATGGTTCTGGTCCACTGGCTCTACCCCCAAAGGTTTTGAGTCTAGCGCCTGCAGGTCTTACTTTAGAGAAATCAAAGTTAGGTATATCACCTTCATATAAATGAGAGATAAGTTTCTTAAAGGCTTTAGCCCAGCCTAACTTGCTATCTTCTACGACTATGACATCATCACATAAACCAATTTCTTCAGGTACAATAGGTAGTTTGTTTATGTCTTGTCTTTCACAAGAGAATCCTACACCTGTACCATTCATTAATATATACAGTGCTTCACTGAAAGCACGTTTGTTATTAACAGCTAGATAACTACAGTTATATGCTGCTATATTGTCTCGTTCACACGCTTCACCAGCTGTCATCATTAGCCTCATAGAAGGCATTACTTCTAACTTAAGTACTGCTTCACGCAGTTCTTCTATGTCTTTTTCTAGTGTAGGTGTTTTAGTTTTTAGGTAAGTAACTAATCGGTCAACTGTTTCTTCCCATGTTTCTCTTCTATTCTTTTCTAGTATATATCTTGCGTATCTTGATGAGTGTATTACTTGTTGATATAGAGTAGGTAACTCATTCTTTATCGTCGTAGTCATAAAAATCAAACCCTTCTTTGTTATCATTAATTAATTCTCGGAGGTCGTCTTGATGTTCCTCGCATCTATCTAAAAACTTATTAACTATTTCTTCTGATGTAATACCTAGTGTTTCAATTAAAGTTACTTCATCTATATAGTATAGTTCTTCAATAAGTTCTGAAAACGTAAGCATTATTTCTTCCTCACCTTCTTAGTTTCTTTCTCTTTCTTACGAAAGATTTTGTCATAGTTATCCTCATACTTCTTATTGTTAGCCTTAGAATTAAACTTAGGGCTTTCAAACTGTGTCATTATTTAACTCCTTAAGCATCTCAATAAAGTGTATAGCTTTATCTAGATCTTGTACTCCACCTTTGTCTCGCCAACGGCAGAGGTATTTAATAGCACATCCTTCTATAAAAGGTATGTTGTTTTTGTATATAAACTCTGTAGGTTGTATTGCAAACTTAGAGTAATGCTTACCACCAACTTGTTTTTTCAAAGCTTGTACCATATTATATCACTTTCTACGACGTTTGTCAATACCATATTTACTATTTACGTAATTTAATGAGACTGCCATCTCATCAAACGCACCATCTTTTACTTCATGTAATACATAAAAGCCTCTCCAATGCTGATTACCTTGGTGATTTAAGTAATCTTCATTGTGTTCATAGCAACTACCTGCTATAATAGCAGTTATCTCCCTGCCATCCGCTCTTCTAGCGTATGCAATTTGTCTTCCTTGCTGGTGTCCTGCGAAGCATGACATGTGCTTTCTGTTAAGTAAAGCAGAAGCGGAGGTAACTGGTCTGCCCATGACACCACTCGCAAAGTAGTGAGAGTAAGCAATCCCATCAACCACAACCACGTCAAGAAAATCATATACTTCCCAACCGTACTGTTCATAATTTAAATCCTTTATACTAATTAATTCTTCTAATTTACGATCATCATTAACTGCACGATCTATTCTGTCCTCGTGATTACCTAGTGTTAATATCATACGAGGTTTGTATTGTTTCTTTTTAAGCTTAGCTTGTCTTGCTTGTAGCTTACGCATTGGACCTAGTAATGCATCCATACCTTTGTGCACTGCACGTATGTCTGCTTTGTATGTCCTACCTTCAAAAGCTTTCTTGCCTACATCGTATGATGATAAGCTAGGCATATCAGCAAAATCACCTATACAGACTATTACTTCTGGTTGTTTCTCTGCTATATATTTACCTATATTTTCTAAATACTTAACTGACTGACCAGGCTTGACCTGACAGTCTGGTATAACTAAATGTTTCATTGTAACGTCCCTTCGTTTTCTTCCATGCCTCGTATTTCTAACTCGGCATCACCTTCATTTACTTTTATAATACCGTTTCTTATTAGATCTTTAATAGCATGATCCATTAAGAACTCAGCTTCTAAATTGTCTACACTGAAATCAAAATCATAAGATCCATCTTCATTTTTTCTTAAGTTTTTTATAATCATTTATCCAATCACTCCTATAATCTAACCATAAGAAACCATTCTTCTCAGCCCACATAGCGTATGTTGTTTTGCTGCGTTTGGTTATCTTATTGTCAGCGTTCATAAATAGAAAGATAATGGTTATATGCGGGTTGGACTCTTTAAACCATACCATCTTCTGTCTTGTTGCTAAGTCTAGCTTACCCTTTGCTTCAATGTAAACATTACGTCCCATTTTAAAGTCAGGTATATACTTCCTATGTATTACAGGTTGTATATACTCATGCTTGTCTGGTTCATACTTACACGACTTATAATGTTTGCGCAGCTCTTTCCACACAGCTGCTTCAAACTTACTTTTAAATGCTGGCATAACGTTCCTTATACTTTTGTCTATCGTTACGTAGTATCCATAGACAAGAAGCATTCATAAGAAACTCTTCATCATTGCCATATGCATTGCGTACTATTTGCAGCATTTCTTTTTCTGACTGAGCAGGATCGAGTAAGACTTTTGCTTTCTTTTCACCCATTCCTTCAATGCCTTTAATATTGTCACTACGATCTCCTTTGATACACTGTTCATAGAATAGACGAAGACCTTCTAGTTCAGTTTGTTCAGTGAACGTATCAGGTCTTGTCCAGTTCTTACCATTAATCTCCCAAGAGAAGTGTCGACCTGGTATCTGTAACAAGTCCTTGTCTAAACTACATATGATAGTGTCATCTGTTTGATAGATGCCAAGCATATCATCTGCTTCTAGTCCTTCTTCTGCTACCTCTGCGTTAAGCTCAGACACACTCCATGCTCTTAAGTCATCAAGGTGTTTAGGCTTTGGTGCTGTCCGATTAGCTTTATACTCAGGGTAGATTTGTTTTCTAAAGTTATTAGTACCTGTTAAGAAAGCTCTATAAGAGCTAGCACGT